AATTTTCAAAATGATAGGGTCTGTCATCTGGATCTATTGAACTTGTAGTTGATCTTATGTATGTATAATCTATTTCTGGTACTTCTTTATTTTCAAGTTGATTTAAAAGTTGTTCATATGAAGAAGTAGAATTATAGTTTAGTAAATCATTATAATTTTTAAATGCTGAGGGTACGCTGTTATTTAATCTAGTGTCTATTTTAAAATTAGGACCTCTTAAAGCTATTCTATCATCTTCTATAGGAGCAAAACCTAAATCAACAGTTATATTTGTTTTATCTACTATATTTTCACATACTCTAAATTTATCTGACGTAGAAATAGAAGAAGGTAAAGGTTCATATAATTTAAAAAGAACTTCATATTTTTTTGTTCTTTTATTTAAAAGTATATTAATACAAGTAACTAGTTGATCCTCTCCAAAATTAAGAACTATGTCTTTGTAAAAAGGACTACTTACCATTTCACCTACAATTCCTCTTACAACTTTTTGTAAATCTTTATTATTAACAAACTCAACTATAGCTTTTAATTCTGTTCTAGAAGAAGATATTTCTTTTAAGGTAAAAGTTTTTATAATAGAATTTATTATCTTTTTTCTTTGAATATTAAAAGATAATCTATATTTTCCCGATGTAAATCCTCTGTCTTTGAGAATTTTTGTAGGATCCATATTTAATTCGGGAGAAAGTTCTTCTTGTATTTTTTCTGGAAAACTATAATCCAAGAAGTTTTCTTCAGATCTTAATAATTCCCCTGAATTACTGTATATGTGTAATTCTATATAGTCCTCAGGTTTACCGAATTTTTTATTTAATGGTTGAGAAAGTACTCCATCAACTACTAAGCTTTTTTCTAATTCTATATTTATTTTATTTTCAGTCATTATCCTCTACTATATGATGTTCGATCCCTAGGTGCTGGTTGGTCTGGTTGATCATTATTCCCTACTGTTGTTTCTTTTGTATCTAGTAATTGTCTTAAAATTTCTATTTCAGCTAAATCTAAACGTTGTTGATCTATACTGTTTTTAATTTTATTAAAATTTAATATGTCTGAAGGGGCTTCAATATTATAATCATTAAAATCATTTATGGTTCTAATTTCTTCTCCTTTAGGAATAGTAGATATAGCTGAATTGTTTTCAAATATATATGCAATGTCTGATATTGATTTTTTAGACCCATCTTCTTTTTTAAAGTTAGGATTTGCATCTGACCATGTTAACCATGTAGACCATTTAATTTTTCTATATTTACCATTTTGCATTATACCTATTTCTACATAAGGTATATGTAATATACTACCATCAGGATAAAATGGATGAGACTGTGTACTAAATTCTTCTTGTATTTGTTCTTGTAGTGCTTCTACTTTGTTAAGTAAAGCAGTTATGGTTGTGTCTTTAGGATCGACATAATCTTCAATATAATCTTTACCATCTTCTACAAGTGTAGTATGTGATTGTGTTCCTCTTTTAGGGATATCATAAAATATTTCTCTATATATTTGAAAAAATTGTTCTATATCTTCATCTATAGGGGGTTTTGCAAATTCTGAAAATGTAGTATCTATATTATCTTTAAGAGAAATAGTTCCATATTGTTCTGTTTGTAATCTAAGAGACGTACTTGAGGGACTTGCCCAAGAATTACACACATATTCTATTTTAATTGGTGCGCTCCAATTGGTACAAAAACCTAGTTCATTAAATTTACACCCAAAACATTGTTTATTTTCTGATATAGAACTATTATAACTTTCTGGTAGGTTTTTAGGTATAGCAGCTCCTCCAGGGTATCTTTTTTTTTCTTTACTCTGTCTTTTTCTTTCAGCTGGTGTAAGAATATTTTTATTATCGTATTTTCTAGCCATTACCTAACTACTTTAAAATGATAATTATCATCATAAACTCTTGTACCTTCATTGTTAGTATGTTTAAATAGAATCCTGTAGTATCTTTCAGGTTGTAATCCTTTCATAAATACTTTAAAGTACATACCATCATTATCTGCGCTTAATTTTGTAAAATTATTGTCAAAAGGTATAATATCTTCTTCTGTGTGTGCGTCTCTTATACTATAAAAGGATGATGTTGTAAAATATCCAGTATTTAAAAAATTAGAAGAAGACGCAAATTGTCTTGTTGGATATTTATCTCTTACATGAATTCTAAAAATAGCTTCATCATTTTGGTTATATTTTTCATGGTTTCTAAATAATGAAACACTTAATTCTCCACTTTGTTTTGCAGAAGACTGTTTAGTATGTATACTATCATCCCATTTAAAACATAATTTTGGTGGATAAACTGTATGTGTATCTACAGAAAAGTACTTCATTTCACCAAAACTACTTGATGTGTTTTCTTCAACTGAATCTGGTTGTTTTACAATAAAACCAAAGTTTGCTATTCCTGTTGGGTATGTTTGGTTAACAAATAAACTAGCTGAATGTTTTTGTACTATTGATTTTACATCTATATCTGTATCTAAGTTATCTGCATTTAAAAATTGTTGTGAACCTTGAAAGGCACTACCCGTATACCAAGTTCCTCCTCCCCCCGTAATTCCAACAGCGTTTATTGAACCTGTACCTCCTCCTGCTCCGAAACTTCCTGTTGCCCATTGTGTTTTATTAGTGTCATTGTCTCTATATGTCCAACTTACACCATTTGAGCCTGTAGGTAGGTTTGAGAATCTTCCTGTTCCCTCATCCCATGATTGTGACACTGCGAATGCTTCTAAATTTAAAACACTTGCTAAGTTTTTATGTTGTGCTGAATATAATTTTAATGATACTTGAGAAGTATTAGAGTCTCCATTAAATTTTTGTGATCCTACTACATTTGAAATTGTAGATTTAATATCTGCGCTTCTAAATTTAATTAAAACTCTTGAAGGATAATATCTTGCGTCTGAACTTCCTTTTTCTTTTACAATTTCAAGAATTTCATCATGCCCTGTGTTCATTTTTAGTCTATCAGGGTGACTATATATTGTTGAGTCTATTTCGGGAAATAAAAAATAATATGCCATTTTAATATGTTGTTACGCGTCCCTTAATATCAGTATTAGGGTACTTTAATTCAAAAATACTTGGATCTAGTGAAGGATAAATTACTCCTTTTTTAGTAGCTGATTCAAAATCATATTTGTACTGTGAATAACCGAAAGATATTCCACTTCTATTAACTATTTTTACGTCTTCTACTGTTTGAACCCCCAAAACTCCCCCTATTAGATTTTTTATTTCAGATATTACTATAGGTTGATTTATTTGCCATTTATCTACATTAAAATAATCTTTTAATTCTGTTATACAATTAAGTATGACTTCTTGATTATTATAAGTTCTAAAAGCTGTTATTTCAAAATCTATATCAAAATTAATTACAAACGCATCTTTAATATTAACAGCATCTGTTAACATTCTAAATTGTTCTAAATATGTAGATAGATTTGTTTTTGTAGCATCATTTAATGTTGTAAGTTGCTTATTTTTATTATATCCTAAAGTATATAAATTTAAAGCTAAAGGATTAGGAATCCTATTAGGTTCAGTTGTTAAAGGGGATATTTGATCATCTTGTGTTATGTATGCTTTAGCTATTCTACCAAATTTAGCGGGCATAGATAAAGATCTAATTAAATAATCTTCTTTAGTTACTGTTCTTTGTTGTGCAGAAAAATTAGCCATTGTGTTCATTCTAATTTCTTCTACTGTATCTCCTGCTCCCCCACCTACAGCCGCTTCAGGATTATTACAAGATACTGAAGCTTTTACAAAATTCAGTAGTCCCGTATTTAAATTAGGATTATTACTTATATATAATTCATTTTTTTCTGTAATAGTATTTGAAGATACATTTGATAATAATCCTCCACCTCTAACATAAGTTACAGTTAAGGTTGTATTCGAAGGGATTTGACCATATGCTTTAGTAAATAAAAAGTTTGAGGGATCATATGCTTCATTTAATTTACTCCTTCCATCTTTTATTCCTAATCCTACATTATCTGGGTTAGGTATAATATCTTCGTCTGCTTTATCACTTATACCCGCTCCAAATTGTAGTTCTAGTGTTTGATCTGTTTTGAATCTTGTTATAAATCTTCTTGGTACTTTTTTTAATTTTAAAAGATAAGGTGTTTGACCATTAAAACCCATTAATTCGGGATCATTTGCCCCTGTGTTTTCTAGTTCTTCAAAAATAGTATCTTGAGCTAAATATGGAACTTCATGATATAAATTTCCATCAGAATCTTCTATTTTTTCTATAGAAATAATATTTTGATCAAATAAGGTTAAGGTTAAAAATTGTTCGGGACTACCTACTTCAAATTGTTGTGTTGCATTTTCACCTGAAATTACATTAATTTTTTTAGTTAATAAGTAATATTCTGGATTTTGATCACCATCATATTGATAAATATTAACTGAGGTAGGTGAAAATGAACTTGAAAAATTAAAGTCTAAATTTTCAGATGTGTAAAATACAGGTCCCTCTGATGATTTAAAAGTTGAATTTTCAGCTATTCTTAAAGCATACTTATAATCAGGTTCATAAATTCCTCCTACTTTTTTTGAAGGAACTAATTGAAATACATTTAAATCTGTTGTTGATGCTGTTGTTGCTTTAGGTTTATATCCCATAGCATAAGCCATATTATATAAATTTTCTTGTTCTTGGGATAAACTTAAAAAAGATTCTCTTAACTGAGTATCAGTGTAAAAAGATAAAACGTCTCCTACATATGATACCATTTCCATAAACATTAATCCTGGTGATCCCTCACTAAAATCATTATAAGTATTAGGATAATATGTTTGGGCAAATTCTACTAGTTGGTCTTTAAAAGACTGAAAATCTTTATTAAGATATTTTACGTCTTTATCTTGTGTTTTATTTGATATTTTATTATAAGCCATTGTATATTATTTATCCGTTCATCCCAGGAGATGATTGGTTTATATTAACTTGAATTGAATCTAAAGTATTATCTAATATAAATCCATATATTAATTTAATTTGTATTATATGTCTGTCTACATCTGTATTTACTTCTACATCTTCTACTACTATTTCTGGTACATGGATTTGTAGTTGAGTATGGATTAGATCTCTTATTTGGTCTGTCTCAATATAATTTTCAAATAATATAGTTTTAAGACCACATCCAAAATTAGGTTGATATACTCTTTCTCCTTTTTCTGTTAGTAATACATTTATTATATTTGTTTTTACTTGTTCTTTAAAAGAAAAAGATTGTTGAAAATTTCCCCCGTTCATTAAAGGAAAAACTACTCCTATCGCAACGTTTTTGTTAAGATCTAATGGGTTTATGTGTATAGAAGAGTCTTTAAGAGGCATTTATTAATTTCCTTTTTTCTTATTTATTGCTTTCATTAAACTACTATAATCTCTTGTTACAGCTTTTGCTACGGTTTCAGGCATACCTGATGTGTTCATAGGTAATGGAGCTCCTGTTGCAAAAGGTTGAGCCATACTTACTGGAGAATTTCCTGATTCTAAATTTGTATCACCTGCTGCTGTTTCATTTAATAAATCATTTAATGTACTATTACCTGATACAAAATTTTGTTTTGGACGTTGTTTTATAGGTTGTGTACCCATAATTTTTTCTCTTAGAGAAGATTTTGTAGCTTCGGGAATTTCAACCTCTTTTTCAGTGTGTTCTGTGATAGTTGGTTTTAATTCATCTCGTAAATCTTCTTTAAGTGATTTAATTTCTCTGCGTAACGCATAATCGATTTCTTCTCTAACTACTTTTCTGATTAGATTTTCAAAAGTTTTTGCTTTCATACTATTAATTATTGTTTGTT